TGAACGTGATGTTGATATCACCTATCAGTTGTGGGAGTTGATTGCATCTAAGAAATATTCTACCCAAGCACTGGCACTGGAGCAGCGGTTTGCTGATCTTATCAATCAGCAGGAGGATAATGGGTTTGGGTTTGATGTAGAAAAAGCAGGTGAATTGTACGGTGAACTTGTCAAGGATAGAGAGATACTACGCAACAAGTTGATAAAGGAGATGCCACCAAAAGAAGTGAAGATGAAATCTTTAGACCATTGGATAGATAAGAATACAGGTCTAAGGTACAACACTATTAAGGATGCAAAGCTAAATGGTGTACAAAGATCTGACTTGTTGGATGGTCCTCCCAGAACTAAACATATTCCATTTAATCCTACCAGTAGGCAGCAAGTTTCAGACCTACTGATTGGACGGTATGGATGGAAACCAACGGAGTATACCAGTGATGGACACGCAAAGGTTGATGAAAAGATTCTATCTTCATTGTCGTACCCTCCAGCAAATGATATCTCTAAACTATTCCTCATTGAGAAACGAATTGGGCAACTGGCTGAAGGAGAACAGGCTTGGTTACGTCTGGTCAAGGACGGTCGTATTCATGGAGGATGCAACACAAATGGTGCGGTCAGTGGCAGAGTCACTCATGTCAGGCCAAATTTGGCGACCGTTCCTAGAGTTGGTAATCCTTATGGGAAAGAGTGTCGTTCTCTATTCGTTCCTCGCAGTGGCACTGTTCTTTGTGGGTTCGATGCTTCTAGTCTTGAACTTAGGTGTGCGGCTCATTACCTTTCTACCTATGACGAAGGCGAATACATCAAGACAGTGACTCAAGGTGACCCTCATACTGCTAATCAAAAAGCAGCGGGGTTGGCTACCCGTGACCAGAGTAAGACATTTATATATGCTCTTATCTATGGAGCAGGGTTTCAGAAGCTAGGTTCCATAGCATTACCTGATGGTTCAGAACCAGAACAAATCAAAGAGGGGAAGCGATTGAAGAGACAATTCTTTGGGAACATGCCAGCATTTGAACAGCTTATCTCTGCGATAAAGACTAAGTTCAATACTGTTGGGTATTTGAAGGGACTAGATGGTAGAGAGTTAAGGATTAGATCGGAGCATAGCAGTGTTAATCTTTTGTTCCAGTCTGCTGGTGCTGTCATCATGAAGCAGACGTTGATAAACTTTTGGGAAGGCTTAGAGAGTAGTAACTTGATTCATCAACGTGACTACTGGCTAGTGGTCAATGTTCATGATGAGTTCCAATGGGAATGTGCAGAAGATATTGCCAAACCTTTAGGACAAGAAGCAAGAACAGCTATAAAGAAAGCAGGAGAGGGTCTAGGTGTACGGTGTCCACTTGACGGTGAGTGGAAGATTGGTAAGAACTGGGCCGAAACCCATTAAGATCAAGGATATTTTATATGAAGACAACTATAATTGTTGATGCAGATACTATTGCTGTACAGATTGGGGCAGCAGTTCAAGTTCCTATCAAGTGGAGTGATGAAGTGTACTCCATGTTTGCTGATGGGAAGGAGGCATGGATTCAGGTTCAAGATTACATTTCAGAATTGCAGTTCAAGGTTGCATCCTTGATGGGGGTGACTCTTGATGAATCCCCTGTTGTGTTAGCTTTCTCTGATCCTAATAGAAAATACTTTAGGCATAAGATCCTACCTACCTACAAGTCGAATCGACAGAATCGTGAAGGACCTATGCTGGTCGGATTCTTAAAGAAGAAGATGGCTGAGAAGTATACTACTTATTGTATTAAGAATCTCGAAGCTGATGACATCTTAGGTATCTTAGCAACGGATGAGTTCTTGATACCTGAAAATTGTGTGTTGGTATCAGTAGATAAGGATCTTCAAACGATCCCCGGTACGCATTACAATCCCAACCAACCTGATAGTGGGATCATTTACATCAACCCATTCCTTGCTGATGTGAATCATTTACGTCAGACTTTAGTGGGTGATACCACTGATGGATATAAAGGATGTCCCGGTATGGGTCCAGTAGGTGTCAGTAAGATACAACTACATGGAGAAAAGGCATGGTCTAATGTTCTTGCTGCCTATCTCAAGGCAGGTAAGACTGAAGAAGATGCCCTGATTCAAGCTAGAGTGGCAAGGATATTAAGGGCAGAAAACTATTCGTTTGCAACCAAGGAGATTACACTATGGAATCCACAATGAATCGTGATGATCTATTAAAACTACATGACAGTCTAGCCACAGAGGCTAGGGGTTTGATGGAGAGGAAGAATCATGATTACTCAGGAGGGGAGGATAGGGAACTCCCTTTTCTAAATTTCTCTAGGGTTGAGAGCATGGGAATCACCACTACCGAGAAGGGTTTCTTGGTTCGTATGACGGATAAGATGTCTCGTCTATCTACCTTCTGTAAAGAGGGGAGTTTCAAGGTTGATGATGAGAGTCTAAAGGATACTATCTTAGATATCATCAACTACTCTATCCTACTCTATGCTTATGTATCATCCAAACCTCCCACTGAGATGGACAAGGCTACTGAAAAACTTCGGAAGAGGCTGTTTGACAAGGACAAGAATTAACTTGTCCCCCCTTTAAGAAGGTGTAAGCTATGGCTATGAAGGAGTTCCCCGCTATTAGTGAGGCTTTAATCCTCTGCTTGGAGCAAAGATTTAACTGTGGTCCCCCCTTGAAGGACGAGTCGGTCCCATCTTTATATTTAAGGGCAGGTCATGCAGAAGTTGTAGACTATTTACGATCAATTCAAGACAAACAGAACACTGGTATAAGTAAGGAGTCAACTGATGTGCTTTTCGAGTCCGAAGATACCCGAGCCACCGCCACAAGCCCAAGTACCTCCTCCCGAAGACGATCCCGGCGAAGTGGAAGTGGCTAGAGAAGCACTGGCTAGTCAGGGTGGTAAGCGGACGGTTCGAGGTCGGAAGGTTTTGACGGTAGGACTAAAGACTCCTTCCTCATCTGGATCTGGTGGTCTGTCTTATGGATAATTTCTAATGGTAATGTCACCTAACTCTAGTGATAGCAGTACATTACATGAAAGGTATACGGACCTAGCTAGGGATAGACAAAACTATGTCAGCAGGGCTGAAGATATAGCAGCGTTAACTATACCTTACTTGTATCCTCCTAATTCTGGGAGTGTCGGTTCGGCTATTCCCGATCCGTACCAGAGTATTGGCAGTAGAGGTGTCAATAATCTAGCCAGTAAGTTCCTCTTAGTTACTCTTCCAAGTCAGCGAGGTTTCTTCCAGTATCGTTTGACTCCTGAAACTGAAAAGATGATCGAGGCTTTAGCCCCCGATGAGAAGGATGACTTTGAGAGATCCTTGGTACAGCATGAACGAGATGTGTTAAGGCAGGTAGATGATGCTGAACTTAGACCTGTCATGTTCATGTGTTTCAAACATCTATTGGTTTCCGGTAATGTACTTCTACATATACCGAACAAGGGACCGGCTAGATACTTCCCCTTGACCCACTATGTGTGTCGAAGAGACCCGAGAACTGGGTCACCACTAGAGATGATTATCAAGGAAGAGGCATCTTTAAGCACTCTTTCAGGAGATATTCAGGCACTCTTAATGAAACCCAAGGATGAAGACACGCCATCCTATGGAGAAGGGGAAGATGATACTGTCTGTATATACACCTATGTTTGCAGGAAGTATGCAAAGAATGCAGGGAAAGATGCCAAGTTTAAGTGGTCAACATGGCAGGAGATTGATGGGATTAAGCTACCCGGAAGTGAGGCCACTAATCCGGGTGATGATCCACACTATTTTCCGTTACGAATGATTCGGATATCGGGAGAAGATTATGGTAGGGGGTATGTGGAAGAATATGCAGGTGATCTTAGTGTGGTGGAAGACCTTAGTGAAGCTCTGGTTGAAGGATCTCTTATTGCGGCTCAGACAAAATTCGGTGTGAGACCCAATGCGATGACCTCTCCTAGAGATTTGGAAAAGGTGAGGAATGGTGGGTTCTTTGACGGTGAAGAGGGTGACTTGTGGACCTTGAAGACCAATAAGCAGGTTGATTTTAGGGTAGCATTGGAGACCCAACGAGATCTTCGCACTGCTTTAGGGTATGCTTTCCTTCTAAATAGTAGTGTTCAGAGACAGGCTGAACGGGTCACTGCTGAAGAGATCAGGACGGTTATGCAGGAGTTACAGGATGCTTTAGGAGGTGCATACTCCAATCTTGAAGCAGAAGTTCAGAGACCTCTTGCTAATCGGTTGACATTAAGGGCAACGGCTCAAGGTATACTGGAAAAATTCAATCAAGATGAGGTTGAACTCTTGATTGTCACGGG